TAGTTGTTGCCGCTAGACAATCAAGAACTGGAATAGGCGATAACACAGGGCTTATTGATGGCGGTACTGGTGGTATATATCAAGGCAACAATAGTGCTGTGTGGTCTACTACTTCAGATAGACGCTTAAAGAAAAACATTGTTGATAACACCGAAGGCTTAGACATAATTAGTCAAGTTCGTATTCGTAACTTTGAATACAAAACAGTAGAAGAAGTAACAGAATTAGGCGAATTACCATCTTTTACTGCCATAGAAAAAACAGGTGTGCAACTTGGCGTTATAGCGCAAGAACTTGAAGTAGTTTGTGGAGACTGTGTAACAACTGTTAGCACAGGCGTTAAGACTGTAAATTCAGAAAATCTAACATGGCACATGATTAACGCCATTAAAGACCTCAAGGCTCTTAACGACACGCTTACCGCCCGTATCGTGGCTTTGGAAGCAAGATGAACTATGTCTGGAAAATTCTAGACATTTACGCTGATGGTGAAAAAATCACTTCGGCTAGATACTATTGTTCTGTTGACAATGGTCAAGACAAAGTAGAAACAGAAGGCAATGCTACTTTTGCTGGCGAAGCAACAACACCGCTTGCTGATGTAACAGAGCAAATGGTTGCTAAATGGGTAGAAGCCGCTTACACAGTAGACGGAGAATGTTCTATTAAGAAGCGTTTAGCCGAACAACTGTTAAGCGTACAAAGCGAAAAAATTGAAGCACCTTGGAAACCCGTAGTTTTTACAGTTAAGTTATAAGGGCAAAAAATGACAGTCCCAATAGACATTATTAGCAGAGCCTTAAAGGACATTGGGGCATTAGAAGCGGGTGAAACGCCAACGCCAGATGCCGCCATAGACGCATTTGATATGCTGAACGACCTTATTGACCAATGGTCAAACGAGGATATGATGGTTTTCAATGTGACAGAGATTATTTTCCCTGTCATATCGGGTCAAACCCAGTACACGATTGGTCCCGTTGCATCGACCGCTAACTTCATTGGCGCGGCTTTTACAGGCTCAATTTCTGGCAATATTCTTACTGTTACAGGCATTACTTCTGGTGCAGTAGCACAAGGTCAAACCTTGAGCGGCACAGGCATCACAACAGGCACAAGAATCGTTGACTTTTTAACGGGTGCTGGTGGCAACATTAACGAAGTCGGCACTTATAAACTAAACATTAGTCAAACAGTCGCATCAACTGCAATAACTGCTTACTATGAAAAGCCATTGCAAATTAACTCTGCGTTTGTGCGTATTAATACCAATTCCAATGGTATGCCCATTATCAATGGTGGTTTGGATTATCCTGTATCGGTTTTGGCGTTGCAAGACTACGAAATGATTGGCTTAAAGACGCTTAGTGGTCCTTGGCCGAAAGCGATTTACTTTAATGCTGGCGCGGATACGGGCAATTTGTTTGTGTGGCCGAACCCTTCGCAGGGCGAGATGCACTTGTTTGCCAATACCATTTTTAGCAGATATAACACTTTGACAGACACAATTAGCCTGCCACAAGGCTATGCAATGGCTCTTAGATGGTGTTTGGCAGAGCGTTTGATGCCCATGTACGGCAAGGCTAGTCAAGTGCAAATAGCAATGATTAGTGGCTACGCGGCACAAGCAAAGGCTACGATTAAACGCAACAACATGACTCCGCTACAAGTAGCAAGATACCCAGACGCTTTGATGAATACTCGCGCAAAAGACGCTGGTTGGATTCTTACTGGAGGGTTTGTTTAAATGGACTTTGGCTTAGTCGGTCCTTCTTATGCCGCGCCATCAATTTATCAGGATGACCAAGAGTGTATTAATTTCTTTCCAGAAGTTGACCCTCTAAAGCAGGCTGGTGAGCGTGGCGTATTTGCGCTATACCCTACTGCTGGACTAACGCTAAAAGCCTTACTGCCAAACTTACAAGAAGTGCGCGGTTTGCGTACTGTTTCGGGTGGCGCACAGATGGTCGCTGTCTGTGGTCCTTATGTCTATGTGCTAACTTCTAATCTAGTTCCATCGGTTGTTGGAATTTTAAATTCAAGTTCTGGTCGCGTATCAATTACTGATAACGGCATAAATGTTTACATAGTAGACGGGGCTTATCGCTACACATGGCGCATATCTTCGCCTGCTAACGCGGTGTTTACTGGCTCAACTTCTGGCACGACTTTAACTGTCACTTCAATGTCAAGCGGAACTATTGCTATTGGGCAATCTTTGTACGGCATAGGAATCACGGCAGAAACAGTTATAACGGCTCTAGGTAGCGGTTCTGGCGGTGTGGGTACATACACTATCAACTTATCGCAAACAGTCTCCAGTAGCGTTTTAAATTCGACTGCTGTGGGTGCTAGGTTTACAGCCACAATCGCAGGCACATTGATGACTGTTAGTGCTGTTGCTACTGGCATTTTGTATCTTGGGCAGACAGTCCAAGGTGCTGGCGTGACTGCAAATAGCGTGATTACGGCATTGGGTACGGGTACGGGTGGCGTGGGTACTTATACATTAAGCGTTGCAAGTACAGTAGCGGTAGGCGTGACAATGTACGCTATCAACTTTTCTGTTTTGCCATCGACAGACGGGGCTTTTAGCGGTGGCAATACTTGCGACATAGTTGATAACTACTTTGTTTATGACCGCCCAAATTCACAGCAATGGGGCGCGTCTAACTTACTTTCGCCTATTTCTGCAAATACTTCGTATTCATCTAAAGATGGTGCGCCAGATAACTTGGTGGCTCTTATCGTTGACCACCGCGAAGTTTATTTAATGGGCGAGGCTTCTTCAGAAGTCTGGGTCGATGTGGGTGCTGTGCCGTTTCCTTTTCAGAGGATTCCAGGCACTTCTACCCAACACGGGGTTGCATCTAAGTTTTCGCTTGCTAGATTAGGCAATTCTTTTGCTTATGTGTCGCGCAACAATCGCGGTCAAGCGCAGATTATGCAAATGAACGGCTATATGCCGACTCGCATTTCTAATCACGCGGTTGAGAACTCAATTACAAACAAATACATTGATGACGCTATTGCTTGGACTTATCAACTTGAAGGGCATGAAGTCTATGTCGTTTCGTTCCCTACGCTTGAGTTAACTTGGGCGTATGACTCAACAACAGCGATGTGGCACAAATGGCTTTACACCAATTCTGACGGCTCTTATTCGCGTCACAGAGGTAATTGCTGTGCAGTATTTCAAGGCATGGTCTTAATTGGGGATTACTCTAATGGCTCAATTTACGAGTTAGACAAACAGAATTACACCGACAACGGGCAAAATGTACGCAGATTAAGACGCGCACCGCACCTTGTTGCTGACTTGCAAAGACAATATTTTGATGAATTGCAGATTCAGTTCCAGCCTGGGGTTGGGACTACGGGGCTTACTGTTGGTCTGACAACTAACATTTACCTCAATTCGCCTTACATCATCTACCCAGACGCAACTTTTACTATTGCGCCTTTTGATACTTATATTATTGGCATACAAGCGGCAGTCAATAACACCACCACAACGACTTACCCGCAGGCAATGCTTAGATGGTCAAACGATGGTGGTTCTACTTGGTCAAAAGAATACTGGGTAACTATTGGTCAACTGGGTAAATATAAGAATCGTGCTATTTGGCGCAGATTGGGCATGGCTAGGGATAGGGTTTTTGAGGTTTCGATAACTGACCCTGTTAACGCTGTAATTGTGTCGGCTAATCTTAAAGCGACTGCGGGGGAAAACTAATGGCTACGGGCATAGCAAACACCTCACAACTAAACCCATATCCACAGACTGAGTTCTTGGATGCAACAACTAAACGACCAACACGGGCGTGGCAACAGTTTTTCCTTAATTTGCTTAACTTTAGTTCAGCGACAAGCGCGACTGCTGGTTCAGCGACTTTACCCGCCAATCCTGTGGGCTTTATAAATATCACTATAAATGGTGTGCCCTATAAAGTCCCCTATTACAATCAGTAAACACCAAAGGTTTATCTATGGGATTTGCCGCAAATCAACCTCAAACAAAATTTATCAACCCTGCAAATACGGGTGATTTCCCTACTTTCGAGCAGTTAGATGCCGCGCCAACCTACGCTAGTCAATTCTCTGGCGGGAAAACTTACGGGCTTACTTTTAATGTTGGCGGTAAAGAATACAGTTATGTGCCAAACAACATTGCATATAACGGGGGCTTAACTGCTGGCGATAACACTTATTTATTGCCTTACTTTACTGACCAAAAGAATTTAGACCAATTTAGCCAAAACTCAAAAGATTTAGATTTAACTGGCACAAGTTTAGACAGTTACTTAAAACAACAAGGCTTATCGACTACTGGCTTTCTTGTTCCATACAACAAAGTTGTTTATGACGCGGCTGTAAACCCTGTGCCAACAAGCACCCTTGGCGGTGATTTATCGGGCTTACAACAGCAAAATGGGCAGATTGTTTACGGCTTATCTGGCGGTCACGGGCAAAGATACTCAACGACTACGGGCGAAGTACACGACCCTTATACAGAAGAACACAGCATTTTGGGTGACTTGTTTAGTGGCAATATTGGTGGTGCGTTGCAAGGCATTGTCGACCACGCTGGTGACTTTGCAAAAATTGCGGCAAGTTATTACGCTGGCGGTGCAATATCAGACGCATTAGGTGGCATGACTGGTGGCGAATCATCAATATTTTCGGATGTGCCATCTTTGCCTTATACGCCCCAAGAAGCGGGTGCGCCTGTGCAAGTTGCAAGCGCATCATCAAACTTGCCAGCGTTAACGCCAGCGTCAGCATTGCCATCGGTTGCGCCTGTTGCTACTGATACGAATACTTATTCATTAGCAAATCTAACTTCGCCAGAAGTGGTAGCACCCGTTGTCGCTGGCACTGCTTTATCTACTTT